GTTCTGTGCGTCCGTCTGTCTGCTATTGTCTGAACCTGTATACGATAGCGCGCAAATGATACCGTCGTAAATCACAGAAGGGGAAGACGTTGAAATGTTGTTTTTCCCTCTCTGTGACGTTGTACGGCTCACGGTGGCGGTGTCTTCGTAGGTCAATTCGATTGCGGCGCGTTCAGCGCTTGCGTTTCCGAAGGCCATAGGATCACCACCTTAACACACGATATTCGTTCAGGACAGTTTTCCACCCGAAGAAGTCGCCGCTGTCTGTTCCCAGGTTGAAGGTGTTCGCCGATCCGGAAGAACCGGAACCGGTGGCGAAGGAAGTCTGGACGTCACCACGCTTCACAGACGCCACAGGACCGACGGCGGCCGTCGTGGTTCCCAGTCCGGCCGATTTGTAATAGCTGACACACATGACGATCAAGACGTTTTCCAGACGCGGCGGAAGGGTGTCCTGATTGATGTACGACAGGATCATATCTTCGACTGTCTGAATAACGAATTCCAGAACGTCGTCCTGATCCGTCGTTGTGATTCCCAGAAGGGCCTTGACCTTAGAAAGGCGGCTGTCCTTCGACATAAGAACGCGAAGGACGTCCGCACGTTCAAGATCAGTCAGGCCGTCCAGGGACGAAAGAATCTGTTCGAACATAGTTCCACCACCTTTCGGCGGTTCCGCTTTATTCGTCGCCCTGTGCGGCTTTGATCAGTTCGACGATCTCCGCCTTTGTGGCGCCGTCAGGAACCGCGATTTCGGCGTCCTGGGCGACTTTCAGAAGTTCGTCCTTGTTCATCTTCGACAGGGGCTTTTCGTCGCCCTGTGCGGCTTCCTGGCCGTCATAGACAACGAAGGAAGGATTCTTTCGAAGCTGTTCAGCGACCATTTCGGAATTCGGTTCCAGGATCGCGCCGGTTACAATACTTTTGAATTTTGTGTTCATGTTGCTACCTCCTATAAAGGTTCCGTCACTTACGCAGTGACGGAAGTTCCATACCAGAAAATAAGGTCAGGGGTAAGGGCCTTCGTGCCGTAGTCGAAGAACATAGACACGCCATAGTCGTTGGAAAGAGGAATCTTTTCAGGCTCCTTGTAAGGATAGATAACCGCCGGCTGTGCGATAGCGCCTTCGATCATGGCGATAGCGTGAACCGTAGTGGTCTTCGTCTTACTGTCGGAAGTCGCTTCGGACGTCACAGGCAGATTGATAGAAGAATATACCCTTACACCGTGGAAAATAGCGAAGTCTTCGGCGGCCGTGTCCACGTTGGCGTTGTTGGTGCTTTTGTCAAGGTAGTTTCTGGCTTTGCCGTAGGTAAGAGGATCAAGGACAAGGCGGATCATGTTACGGGGAACGCCGCGAACATAATCGTTCTTGACACTTTCCAAAGTCTGAATGATACCTTCCAGAAGGTCTTCGATTCCGGCGTCGCTGGCCGGCGTGTAGGAAGTACCTTCGGCCTTTGCCTGGGCGAAGAAGGCGGTATCGAATTCAGACGCCACAGTGTCGACGTGGTTGTCGGCACGTCTGGCCATGATGTTTCCGACGCCGAAAGTGTCAAGGTCGAACTTTGCGGCTTCTTCGACGATCTCCTTGTGGGTGTTAAGGTTTACGGTAGTAGGCGGAACGGTGATCGCGTCGCCCTTGCCGGCAGTTCTTGCCGTACCGTAAGGCTGGGAAGCGCTGTTCTTGAAGCGCTTAAACTCGACGGAACCGCTGGCAGGATTGCCAGTGTACGCCTGGGACTTCAAGCCCTGGGAAAGGGTGTCCTTCTGAATGTTGCTGATCACAAGGCCGGAAAGTTCGGCAAGGTCTACCTTCGTAGAACCGGACTGGATCAGGCTGATTGCTTTTGTTCTTGCCATTGTAAATCATTCCTTTCTGATTTTGGTTTATGTGTTTTTACAAGCAAACGGGGCCGTCTGCTTTTGCGGCCGGTGCGCCAGGGGCGCCAGGCTCGGCCGGCTTTGCGCCTTTGATTTCAGGGGCGCCAGGTTTCGCCGGTTCTGTGAACAGATAGGCTTTCGATTCCTTAATAGGCTTCAAAAGGCCGTCAAGGTCTGTTTTCAGATTGCCGGCGTCGTCGACGTCGATTTTCTCAAGGTCCAGAAGGCCGATAATGTCCGAAGGGTCGTGGACTTTTCCGTTCAGGGCCATTCGAAGGGCGGCGTTCTTGCTGATCTTCTTGATTTCGGCGTCATGGTTGGTTTGAAGGGTTGTGATTGTGGTCTGGGCCGTCTTCACGTCTTCGGCGATCTTGGCCGGATCGCCACTTCCGCCGATTGCCTTCAACGCTTCGGCGGCGGCTTTTAATGCGTTTTCTGCGCTGGTCTTGCCGCTATTGGCGCCGTTGTACTTTTCGGCTGGAACGAAACTTCCGTCGTTTCCGATAACCAGATCGACGTCCTTTCCGTCTTTGCCTTTTCCTTTCAGCGCTGTTTCAACCTGTTTCGTCAGGTCTTCGCCCAGAAGATTTTTGATTCCTTCAATGATCATGTGTGATCGCTCCTTTCTTTTCCGCTGTGTTTACCGTGACTTCCACACGCTTTGCGGTTCCGCCTGGTCGCCGGACGGGTGCGGCTGTTTTTGTATATGAAAAAGACACCACCGAAAGGGTGATGTCTGATTCAACGCATAAGAAAACGCCGGTCGGAATATCCGATCGACGCTTATTCGGGGTGATATTTGCATTTCAAACAGATTTCCTTCTTGTCGTCCGTGAAGTCTTCCGGCTTCAAGTCCTTCGGAAGGAACCTGTCGGGGGTTGTCTTTTCGGCGACCATTGAAATATCGAAGCAGTCGTCGCCGTTGACCTGTCTTTGAAGGACAGGACAGAAAACAGTTTTATTCTCCATTCTTCAAAACCTCCATAGCAGATTTTGTCTTTTTGTCGAATTCGTCCTTCTTGAAGGAAGTCCGGATCACGTTGTCGCTGGTCCGCACATACGAAGCGCCTTCTTCTGAATAGTAGTTCAGGAAGGTTTCACCGGTCCAGTGGCGCCTTTTCAGGGAAAACGCCGCGTTCTTAATGTAGGAAACGGCTTCTTCCTGGGTGACACCGTGGCGGCGCTCGTTTATGTGTGCGACGTCAAGCGTCAGGGCGGAAGTATCAATCTTCGCGGCCGGAACTCTGACGGTTCCATATATGCCGGTAGCTTTGATCTTCTTGTACGTCTGGAAGTCGGCTTTCGTCGCTTCTGGAACGCGCCCTTTGTAAGAATAAAGGCCTTTTAGGTCGGACCATTCGTCGGGCTTGCTATATTTCAAGCGCTGGAAGGTGTCGACGTCAGAAGGTGCGTCAGCGCCCAGGCGTTCGGAATAGGCTTCGAACTGTTCCAGGTCTGCTTTTCTATTATACACCTTTTGTCGCTCAACCTCAACCGATCCCTGGCCGTTCCTGGCCACCTGTTCGTCGTACCATTCTTCGTAAGTTTTGGTTTTCGGCATAGGTTGACCGGAATTGTACCAGTCCAGGGCGTCGTCTGGGTCATATTCTACCGTAGTACACCGACAATTCGGGTGTATCGGCGGATAATTGACACCGACTTTCGCTTCGCTGACTTTGAAGTGTTTCCCGTCCAGGCTTCCGCAGACGTCACAGGTTCGGACTTCCAGCGTCGCCATGAATTCATATTGTTCGACGCCGGCTTCTTTGTATGCGGCCCGATCTGATTCCGCGTGAATATGCGCGGTTTCTGTCCTGACCAGGCGTTCGGCGTTCTTGTAGGACTGGCCCATTTTGGCCGCCAGGGCGGAAGACATGACGTTCACGCTTTTTCCCTGGATAAGTCCCTGGGTCAGAACTTCCCTGGTGTTGAAAAGAAGCGCCTGTTTGTTCTGCCATAGGCGATCGGAAAACATGGCGCCGGACCAGGGATAAGAAACGACGTTTTCAATGGCCGCATAGTCGATCTTTGCGATCTCGTTGAAGAATCCGGCCCTGGATTGAAGGTCATAACATTTCTTGTAATAACCTTCGACGAAGTCGTCGCCGAACTGGTTCTTCATTTGTGCGACACCTTTGTCAAACAGGTCATTCAGGATCAGGTCGATTTGACCTTGAAGGGCTTCCAGTCGGGAAATAGAACTGTTCGCCGACAGGGCGTCCAGTTGTGCCGTCAGAAGCGCCTTGACCTTCGGGTCCTGGATCGTAGCGATATAGTCCACATATTCCGCCAGACTTGCTTTCCATTCCTGGAATTCCTTCCGGTTCAGAAGACGGACGGCCTGATCGTATGTAAGGCCATACTTGCCAGCGTACTTCGAATAGAAGGCGCTGATTTCGCGCTTGATAGCCTTCGCGGCGGATTCGTATTCCTGGAACAGCTTCGCCGTCAATGCCGCGTCGTGAAGGTAGGCTTCTTCGGCGCGTTTCAAGGCTCTTTCTGTCCAGTATGCTTCATTATTCGTCATTGCCGTCACCACCATTCAGGCCGGCGCTGTCGCCGCCTTCCTGGCTGTCGTCGGCGCCCATAGCGTGATTGAAAAGGCCGTCGCCGTATTCTTCCATAGCGGCTTTCTTTTCTTCGTCGATTCTGGCCAGTTCTTCGTCGACGTCTGTGACCCACGGGTGATTTTGAAGGATCGTTCGTTTCGACAGAAGACCGTTGCTGTTCACGGCGTTGTTGATAATGTCTGTTTCGTTGACCGGAAGGTCCATATTGAAGACAATATCGAATTCTTCGTTTGTGAAGTCGCCCTGGCCGGTGATCTGGAAGTAAACGTCAATAAACAGTTTCAGACGACGGAATGTGTCTTTCAGTTCTGTTCCCAGGGAATCACAGTCAGCGTCAAGGTCCATATAACGGAAATTGATCGCCGTTCCGCTGGCGTTCCCCAGGTCAGGGTCCTTTGTATCGACAGCGGCCGCAAAGTCGAACAGATCGCGGCGCTGTTTGTCCAGGAAGGCCATGACAGCGTCGATATTTAGATCGGCCTGTAATTTGTCCACACCACCGTCAGACGTGACCTTGATCGCCATGTGTTCTTTCAGGTCTTTCAGAAATTCAGCCAGGTCTTGTCCGCCATAGTTACGAAGAATATAGATAAACTTCGCCACGTCGCGCAGAACGTCGGAAGTGACGGACGTCTGCCAGTTGATGTCGTCGATCAGGTCCTTAATGTAATAGCAAAGTGGAAGTTCTTCTTCGTTGTATTTCAGCCAGGCGATCGGACATTCTTCCCAGTTGTACGGCTTATTGTCAACGACGAAGTGTGGTTCCGTATAGTCAGACGCTTCGTCGCCGTGTTCCTTGTCGACATAGAAGTTTCCGGCGCCCGTTCCGGCGAAGGCGTCCGTCTTGAACCATTTTACACCACCAGGCCACCAGAATTCGGCGTGTGTGATGATGTGTTTCCTGGTCCCGATATAAATGACCTGGTCATAAAATCGGATAAAGGCGTCCAGTTCCGTTCGTTCAGCGTCGCGCCACAAAGGGACAAGTTCGGTCGAAGGAATACGCATAAACGCCAGTTTCCCGTCCCTGAAATAGGGCTGAATCCAGGCAATGCCGGACTTGATCGCGCCTTTCCCCAGGGATTTAATCTTCCGACGGAATGTCTGGTCAAAGACTTTCGTCAATGCTTCGCCGTATGCGCTGTTTTTGGTGTCGACCGTCCAGGGCTTCGACAGAAGGTAGTTCGCTTTCTGGTCAACAAGTTTCTTCAAGATCGGGTGTTCGATCTTCGTGTTTGAACGGTTCGCAACGTCAACCGTCTTTCGCTGGACGTCGCTTCGGTTCCTGTAATAGGATTCAGCTTCAAGCATGATCGCGTATTCAGGGGACGCCTTGAATTCGCGTATTTCTTCGCTGACGATCTGGGCCAGCGTCATTGTAGCTTTTTCGGGGTCGGACAGAATCATATTGATCCGGTCCATAACAGATAATTCGGCCATTTTTACACCTCACTTCAATACTTCGATAGAAGAACCACGACGAAGACGTTCGACCGAATAACGAAGGGCGGCCATAGCGTCGTCCATAAATTCGACCGGTTCGTCTATGTAAAGACCGGACGTCGGGTCCTTTTTCCA